CAGAGATTCTTGTTTGAATATTGTCGAGGGTGTTGCGGAGGAGAGCGTGCTCGCGGTCGTTTTCAACTCCGAAAGGTAACCAGCACCCGTAGTTGGCGTGAGCTCCTGTGACGACCTGGGTGTTGTATTCGGCACCGAGTAGTGGCCATTGGATTTGTTGAACGCCGTCTTGGTATTCGATGAGGGAGTTGATTGGTTGATAAGGGCGTATAAGTCTTTTGATTCGTCGTCTAGCGATAAGTCGACGTTTGAAAGCGTGTCGTCCTCGTCGTGAAAGACGTCGTCGTTGGTACAATCTTCGGTATTCGGTTCTTGGAGGAACGAGAGTGGATTCGAGGGTGTTGTGTCCATCGTCGCGTCGTTGACGTTTGTTTGATCGCCAGGTTCGGTATTCCTTTTTAATTCGTTTTCCTGTGTTGTAACCAGCTTTGGCGGCTAGGTAGTAAGCATTAGGCATGCCGAGTTTGAGTGGAGGAGGCATTATTTACCCCCGATCGAGTCGGGTAAGTTTTGTTAACTTTGTGTCACTGTTCCAAGGTTAACACTGTGTACTATATGAGGTGGGGGTCTAGTATTACCCCCCACCTTGTCCCTGTCCCCTGTGACACTCTGGGATGTCTCAAGGGATTCACTGGTGCGTGACTCTTAATAACCCATCAGATGAGGAGAAGGCCGAATTTTCGAAAGAAAATTTGGCATCTCGGCCCGTCAAGTATGTTATTTGGCAAGTTGAGCTGGGCGAGAGCGGTACCCCGCATATTCAGGCCTATATTGCTCTTAAAGTGAAGAAGAGGATTAGTTATTTTAAAGAATGGTTGCCAAGGGCTCATTTGGAGATTGCAAGAGGGACGCCGTTGGAAAACAAGGCCTATTGCTCGAAAGAAGAAGGACGGATCGAGGGTCCTTTCGAGTTCGGAAACCTACCACCCGGTAAGGGAGCCCGTTTGGATTTGGAGGCGTTTAGGAGTTCTGTTTGTGTCAACCCGGTTCCGGCTAACGAGTTGGTTCATAGATACGGGGAAATCTATGCTAAGTACCCCAAGTACTGTCGGGAACTCAACGCGTACTATAGGAGAGCGCGATACTTGGAAACCTTACCGAAGTTCGTGCCCTTGCCAGGATGGCAGTGCGATCTGGTTGAAACACTCAGAGGTCCAGTCGATCCTAGAAAAGTTATCTGGATTTGGGAGGAAACTGGATCAGTTGGCAAGTCTTATTTTTGCAGACACTTCCGGATCGGAGAAGGAGCTGGAGAGTTGGGATATATAATCACCGGTGGAAAGTATGCGGACATACAGTTTGGATATAATGAGGAAAAGGTTGTTTATTTTGATTGGGCTCGAGACCAGGAAGAGCAGTTTCCTTATGTTTTGATAGAACACTTTAAAAATGGGTATTTCTTTAGCCCGAAATATGAGAGTAGGGGGAGGATATTTGATCCTCCCCATGTAGTTGTATTTGCGAATTTTGCGCCTAATACGGGGAAACTTAGTCAAGATAGATGGGATATTCGTCCAGTTAATTAATGAAGGAATCAAATTCATATTTTTTTGTATATTTATATATTCGTATGATGCTATATTTTAAAAGAGGCCGGTAGGCCGTGAGGCGTCGTCAGACAATTCTCTATGCATTTATTCCTGGTGTAGACATTACTCGTAGTCCGTGGCCCACTGTGGATTCTGTTGCGTAGAAACCCGTTCTGTTTAAGGGTTTATAATGAGTGATCCGTTGGAAGGAGACCTCTAAGATATTTTGATTAGTAGTCCAAGCGAATTGAGTTGAGGTTGGGCAGATTACTAGGATCCAATACATAGTTTTTCCTTTGGTTGCGTAAGAAGGTTGTTGCTTTGCCCATGAAATGCCTTTGGGACATTTCATTGCGAGTTGTTTGGCTGCGAAGTTGTCGAGGTTGATTCGTTCTTTGTTTGTGAGTTTCCAGAATTTTGTGAATCTGGCAATTGAGAGAGGAGTGGCTCCTTTGGTGTTCTGGCTCGCGGCGGCGGAGACGACAGCTGCGTTCGTGATGCACGTTGCCCAAGCCGTTTTCGGGTCTTTGTAAAGGACGTCGGAGATGTTTTGGTTGGCGATGAAGGTGTAGGCATCGACAATAACTCCGTTACTTCCGCTAACATTTTTAATTGTGAGCATGTGGGATTTGTGACTGATTTTGAGGATAATGTTGTCTTGGTTTGCTGTGTAGTCGGAAGCAGAGATTCTTGTTTGAATATTGTCGAGGGTGTTGCGGAGGAGAGCGTGCTCGCGGTCGTTTTCAACTCCGAAAGGTAACCAGCACCCGTAGTTGGCGTGAGCTCCTGTGACGACCTGGGT